AATCTAAGGCAGTCAATACTTGAGAGAGATCACTACGAATGCTTGTGGTGTAAAGCAGAAGGCAGACTGACTACACAATATGATTCTGTTCTTGAAGTCGATCACATTAAGGAGTTAGAAACAAATCCAGAGCTGGCATTTGATCCAGACAACCTAAGAACGTTATGCAAGGACTGCCACAACAAGCGACACGATCGCATGAACTATCGTGGCCAACCAAAGAAACGAAAGTGGGATGACGAATGGTGGTAAACGTAATAATCAAATCCCAAAATTAGACTGAATAACGAACTAAAGTGGGGATCAACATACCCCCGGTCGAATTATTTTGGGGTCAAATCCCAATCTAGGGAACCGGTGGAAGGGGTCAATTCTGCAAATGCGACGAATTTTTTGTACCCCTCCCCCCTCTACCCCTAAGTTAGTAAATATTGAAGGAAGGTGATTAGTTTGGATTCTAAGTTAGTTGGGACGAGAATGAAGCAAAAAAGACTCGAAAAAAAGATGACTCAAGTTGATGTAGCAACAAAAATCGGGATTTCTAGTAAGTATTACGGAAGTATTGAGAATGGAAAAAATTCGCCGAGTATTGAAAAGTTAAGTGCTATTGCAAAGGTGCTTGGATGCAGTTTACATTTCTTACTAAATGATCGTATGGACGACATGGAAAATCGTGTGAAATTAGAAACTAACCGGCTTCAAGAAATTTTTGAAAAAATTCCTCGGGACAAACTTAGTTTGGTTGAAGGACTAATTACACAAGCTGCGCGACTAAGGGTCTTGCTAGATGATAATTGGAAGGACATCCTCGAAAACGGAGAGTATGAAAAATTCAAGCAAAGCGAAAATCAAATGGCATATGATAGGAAACGGCCTATTGTCGAGAATTACGATAATAGAGATAAAACATACCAAACTATTATCAAACAACTCACCGATTTATTACCTCCAAATGTGAAAGTAGATAAAAAAAGTAAGTTGCTTGGTAGGAAATAGAAATGCTTTCTAACAAGTATGTTGATCAATATATTCGTAAATGGAAATCTGGTGAGTTAATCCTTAACGAAAAAAGGATACTTCTTTTAAAACTAATAGAAAAAGAAATTTTACCTCGCAGCGATATTTATTATTTCGATGAGGAACAAATAAATAATTATATTGAGTTTAGTCAGGCTTGGTATTTTGAGTTGGATGAATGGGAAAAATTTATTTCCGCATTCATTTTTTTGTTTTACAAAGAAGATGATGAAGTTGTTTTTGATGAATTTGTCATCAATATGGGACGCGGTGGCGGAAAAAATGGTTTCATTTCAACTCTTTCAAATTACTTTGTCAGTTCACTTCATGGGATTGATTACTATGATGTTTCGATTGTAGCTAATAGCGAGAAACAGGCCAAACGAAGTTTTCAAGAATGCTATCGAGTTATTAATAAAAAAGGCAATGAAGATTTGAAAGAAGAGTTTGAAGCCTATAAAAGCAGCTTGACAGGTTTAGAAACGCAATCTGTTTTTGAGTATAAAACGAGCAATGCAAGTTCACAAGATGGCGGCCGAGAAGGTGCAGTAATCTATGACGAATATCATGAGATGGAAAATACAGATATTGTTGATGTATTTTCAGGCGGACTTGGGAAGGTAGATCATGGGCGACAGTTCTTCATTGGTACAAAGGGATTTGTACGTGAGGGATATTTTGATATTAAATATCGCGAATGTGAAGATATTTTGAATGGCTTAACAGAATTTAAAGGGGTGTTTCCTTATATCTGTGAGTTGGATGCCATTGAGGAAATGGATAATCCGGAAAATTGGCCAAAAGCAAACCCAGCATTGCAACCACCTTTGAATAAGCGTGGAAAGCGTCTTTTTAATGAAGTTATGAAAAAGTACAAGAAGTTGGCTACTGAGCCTTCTGGACGTGCTGCATTTGTTACTAAACGTATGAATTTTCTTGAGGACAATATGGAGAATTCTGTTGCTACAAGGGAAGAGATGATGGCAACGAATCGTCCTTTCTTTGAGCTAGATACAGTACCAATCGGGTCAATTGACTTTGGTAGTGTTCGAGATTTTGCTACTTGCGGTTTACTATTTAAAAATCGTAAGAAATTGGAATATGCATTTAAGACATTTACGTTTGCGATGAAACATTTTTGTGACATTCACTACGGATATTCATTGAAAGAGCAATTAGTTGGTAGTGAAAAACGCGCACCAATAAAAGCTTGGGAAAGAATGGGACTGATGAAAGTTATAGACGAACCATCTTTGAATCCTAAGTATATTGTTGACTGGTTTATTCAAGCAAGAGAAGAATATGGCATGAGAGTAATTGTCATGGATAACTACAAGGCAGATATTTTAGGACCTATGCTTGAAAAAGAAGGATTTGAAGTAGTCCGATTGAAAAGGCCGTCTAACTTGCACCCATTATTAGCTCCTCGTGTAGAAGATGGATTTGCAAATCACAAATTTATCTTTGGTGATAATCCATTAATGCGATGGTTTACCAATAATGTATATGTAAAGGAAACGCAAGCGGGAAAACAATTCTTAAAAAAAGAAGAAATTAAGCGAAAAACAGATGGATTCCAAGCATTTGTCCACGCGTTATATAAAGCCACAGAGTTAGATGATCAGATTGATTATGACGAAGCTTTTGATATGCTTGATGACATTGATTTTTAGAAAGGTGGTGAAATTATTTGGGAATCTTAGATATTTTTAAAAAGAATAATGAGATCGAATGGATGCTAGATTATGAGTTTGCAGAAAACTTAGCGCAACGATCTTATTTAAAAACTATGGCGAAAAATACTGTTCTTGATTTTGTCTCAAGAACGATGTCAACACTGGAAGTGAAATTTCAAGGTAAGAATAACACAGCCGATTGGGATTATATTTTAAATGTGCGTCCTAATTCGGATATGTCAGCCGCTACGTTCTGGGAAAAATTTTTCTATCGTCTTTTGGATGACAATGAAGTCTTAGTGATTTTTACTGATGATAACCAGATGCTAATTGCAGATGATTATTATAGACAAGAGTATGCGGTATATGAAGATACTTTTTCTATGGTAACAGTCAAAAACTACACATTTAAGAGAACGTATAAAATGTCGGAAGTTATATACCTTGAATACAACAACGAAAAGTTAGAGAAATTTACAAAAGGGTTGTTTGATGATTACGCGGAACTTTTTGGACGTATACTGGAAATATCTATGCGTAACAACCAAATTCGTGCATCAGTCGGCATAGATGCCACAGGTGGTATTGGTGATGAAAAAGGAAAAGACGGGAAATCTAAAAGTGAAAGATTACAAGCGTTTATCAATAAAGTTTATAACTCTTTTCGAACCAACTCAGTAGCGATCGTACCAAAATTAAAGGGATTCGAATATGAAGAATATACCAACAAGCAGGGTGTGTCTAATCAGTCATTAGAAGAATTGAATAAAATGAAATCCTCTCTCATTGATGATATCGCCAACGCCATAGGAGTACCCACGGCGCTTATTTATGGTGAGAAAGCTGAACTAGATTCCAATATCAAAGCGTTCCGCCAATTATGTATTGTGCCGCTGGTAAAAAAACTACAAGATGAATTGATCGCAAAGATCATCAGTTGCCAAGAATATACAAACGGTGAACGTATCAAAATTAACAACGTTTTACCTAAAGACATATTAGAATACGCAACTCAGATTGACAAGATTGTTTCATCTGGAACGTTCTTACGAGATGAAGTTCGTGAGCCACTTGGCTTTGACCCATTGCCGAATGGAGAAGGACAGAAATTAATCATGACTAAAAACTATCAAAAAATATTAGAAGGAGGTGAGAATGAAAATGACGGTGAAGATTAAAATTAACGGTCCAATCATTTCAAGTGATGACAAATGGTTTTATGACTGGTTTGACATGGAAGCAACTTGTCCAAAAGATGTATTATCTAAACTTCCCACAAATGGAGAAGATGTAGAAGTTACAATCAATTCATATGGTGGTTTAGTTGACATGGGAAATGAAATCTATACTGGATTACGTGCTTACAGTGGTAAAGTGATTGCTAATGTTGTAATGGCTGGAAGTGCGGCAAGTATTATTGCAATGGCTGCAACCCAAATAAAAATTAGCCCAGTCGGTCAAATCATGATCCATAACGTTTCTATGGGGTCACAAGGCGATTATCATGAAATGGACAAAGCCAGCGAGATTCTACAAAAGGCTAATCTTTCTCTAGCTAATGCATATGTGGCTAAAACTGGTAAAAGTAAAGATGAAATCTTGTCACTGATGGATAAAGAGACTTGGCTCACTGCTGAAGAAGCTGTTGAGTATGGTTTCGCAGATTCAATTATGTTCGAAAATACAGAACGTCCACAACTTGTCGCTGATGGAGGTAGCGGATTGATTCCGTCTAACGTTATCAACGAAGTGAATAAACTTAGAAACCAAAAACCTTTTGCACAAGTTGTGATTGATGAAGAAAAAATGAAACAAATTGTGGATGATAGTATTGAAGATTTAAAAACAAATACAATTATTCAAGGAAAGTCTATCCAAGAGTGGATGGATGAAAAACAAAATACTAAAAACGCGGAACCAACAAATGAATCTCCATTTGCTAGGTTTCTTTTTTAATACAAAAAATGAGGAGGACATAAAATGACTATTAAATTATCACAAGATTTTGAGAACGCAAAAAAAGCATGGATTCAAGCTGTACAAAATAACGAATCAACTGAAAAAGTTGGGGAACTTTACGGTGAAATGTTGGATCAAATGATTTCAGAGGCGAAAAAAGCCGGTGAAATTGCTGCTGAATCATACGCTGCTGGAACTAAATTAGATGCAAAACTCGCTGCCGAACAACGTAAATTCTTCAATGAAATCAACAAAGAAGTTGGTTACAAAGAAGAAACACTATTGCCACAAGAAACAATTGACACTATTTTTGAAGATGTTGTTTCTGAACATCCGTTGTTAGCTGCAATCGGTGTGAAAAATGCTGGATTACGCTTGAAATTCTTGAAATCTGAGACAAGCGGTGTAGCTGTTTGGGGTAAGATTTTTGATGAAATTAAAGGTCAGCTAGATGCTGCGTTCAGTGAAGAAGAGTCAATTCAAAACAAATTGACCGCATTTGTAGTCTTACCAAAAGATTTAACGCAATTTGGTCCAGCGTGGGTTGAATCATTTGTACGTTTACAAATTCAAGAAGCGTTTGCTGTAGCTATGGAATTAGCTTTCTTATCAGGAACTGGTAAAGATCAGCCAGTCGGGTTAAATCGACAAGTTCAAAAAGATGTATCGATCACCGGTGGTGTGTATCCAGAAAAAACACCAGAAGGGACTTTGACAATTGATCCTTTAGCAAATGGAAAAGAAAACCTTTTGGAAATGGGGAAAATTAAGAAATTTCATTCCGTAAAAGAAAATGGGAAACGATTAAACACTGCTGGAAAACTTTGTTTGGTAATCTCGCCAGAAGATGCCACAGATTTAGATGTCGCTTTTACAATTGTCACTAATGCTGGATTGTATGTTAAGAACACACCATTCAATATTCAAATTATCGAGTCAGAGGCGCAAGCAACTGGTAAGTGTTTGAGCTTTGTAAACGGGCGTTATGATGGCTATGTTGGTGGTGGTGTGTCAATCAAGAAATTTGATCAAACACTCGCATTGGAAGATCTAGACTTATATGCTGCTAAGACATTTGCATATGGTAAAGCAAAAGATAATAAAGTGGCGGCTGTTTGGACACTTACTATTACCGGTGGTGGTTCGGGGGAGTAATTCCCCCAACAATTGGCGAAGTAACGCCAACGACTGATGGGGCAGTCATTAATCTTTCATAAAGGAGTGGGACTATGAACGATAAAAAATATATCGATGAGTATAAAGCTCGGTTTCGTATTTTCCACTCGTCAGAAGATGCAGACATCGGCGAACAGCTTGAAAGTGGCTTTTCTGATATTAAATCACTGATTGGTACTTTTGATCCTAGTGAGTACAAAAAAGGGAAAGAGTTAGTTTATGAACGAACTCGTTATTTGAGGAACGAGGCGCTTGAATACTTTTATGACAATTTTCAAACTATGATCATGGACGCGTCAATTGACTTGGCAGGTGATAGAGTTGCCGATTAAGTCAAAATATACACGACCTGAAATTGTGGCCGGTGATTTAAATACGCCGGTTACCTTTTTTGAAGTCATGCCAAACAAAGGACCCGAACCAGGCGAACAAGAAAGTAAGAAATTGTTCAACTGTACTTGTTTAGTCTACAGTCCTTCTTCTAAGGATAGAGATATTCTTAGTGGAAAAGGCAAAAAGAAAGCTGTCACAATAAAGATTCGAGACCCATTCGCAGACTATTTGCCAGACAATGGCCATAAAGTAGTCTTGGATGATTATCGATATAAAGATGATGTCTGGGATATTGTAGATTTTGCGCCAGATATTGAGAATAACGATTTCCTTAAAATCATCTTGGGAGTGACCTCATGATATTTTCTATCAATGGTGTAGATGATATCTTAAAAAATCTAGAATCTAAATTAGGGGAAAAACGAACTACAAGAGTCGTGAATAAGGCTCTAAGAAAATACGGTGAAACACTCAAGAAGGATGTTGAAGAAGCGACAGCATCTTATATGGACACAGGAGAAACACACGATACAGTCATCGTTTCAAATGTGAAAAAAGGTCCTCCAAAACAAGTTCAAGTTGGTTGGGGGCAAGGCTCAAGATGGCGTTTAGTCCATTTGAGCGAGTTCGGATATACTCGTTTTGGTAGATATATCAGTCCTCGTGGGAAAGGAAAACTACAAGCTGTGGCAGATAAAACAGAATCAACTGCTTTGAAAGAATTACAATCAGAATTGGAGGAATTAGCACGATGAAAGATATGATGATGGAAGTCTACAATGCTTTGATCGCTAATCCTCTGATTGCAGAAAAAGTCACAGCTGAACAAATCAAGTTTTATGAAGCGCCCGAATCATTTGACAGATCAAAAGCGTTTATTATTATTGATACTTTTAGCGGTCCGCCGATACCTGCTTACTTCGCTGCGAATAAAGAATTGTCGCAAAAGTTCAGCTATCAGATCAATGTTGAATCAGCTAGTCGTATACTGACTAAAGAAATTGCAAAAGCTGTCAAAGACACAATGTGGGAATTTGGCTTTTCTCAGTTATCAGGTGGATTAGACGAGTATTTCCCGGAAACAAAACGTTTTGTTGATGCAAGACGATATCAAAAAAATACAAAAATTTATGACACTGATTATTGATCGGTGTCTATTTTATTAGGAGGAATTAACAATGGCAGTTCCATACGGATTTTCAAAAGCAACAATTTTACGTTTAGGTGATGATTTGAAACCAGCAACGAGTGCTGAAAAAGTTGAAATTAAAGGCGTTCCTCGTGAAGGAGCGACATCTAGTTTTGAGATTACCGGCCTAACAAAAACACCAGTTAAAGTGTTTGGATCAAATATCGCTTATTTCTTGGCACGAAAAGGATATGGCGATGTTGCAGCAAACTTAGGCTTGTTGGATGTACCATACGAACTGGACCACGAAATGGCAGGTCATAAGAGGACTAAAGAAGAAGGCGGAATTCATTTAGTTGGTAACGACACTGAGCCACCGTACTATGCAATTCTATTGGAATCAGAAGATGCCTCAACTGGTGAAATTTTGGGTACTGGTATTTTTGCGGCAACTTTTGGACGTGATGCTTATAAAGCTGCGACAATCACAGACGAGGACTTTACGCCAGAGCCTGACGAGTACGTTTGTACACCAGTTGCTAAAAAATTAGATGGCATCGACAAACCACAAATCGTTGGCTTTGCACAAGGCGATACCGAAATGACAGAGCTTAAAAGCTTATTGTTTGGAGAAACAACGCCGGGGGAGTAACGGTCCCTGTCGTTGGAACAATTACACCAACCAATGATGGGGCCACAGTCGAATTATCATAGAAAGGAGCAAATGAAGATGGCAGATACATTTCGAATTTACAAAGGTGATACTAAAATTGTTGAGGGAGCAAGTCCTTTATCGATTACAGGTATAGAGCCTGCTACAGAAGTGGCAGCTGGCGAATACAAAGCAACGAGAGTACAAAATGGTAAAGAATCGGCAAAGGTCGATATTCCAGCATTTACAGTCAAGACTGCTGAAACATTCAGCGCTGATGTTGATGTGAAACCAACATCAGCAAATAAGGTAGAAGAAATCAAAGCGTGGTTAACAGCAAACGACATTGATTATGCCGGAAAGACCACGAAGACTGATTTGTTAGCTTTAGTATCGAAAGACTAGTCACATCGACTAGTCTTTTTATATTGATTTTAGGAGGATTTATTGATGACTGAAAGAACAATCAAATTACGCTTACGAAATGCTAAAGGTGACGTTGAAGAATTTTTTCAAGACTTCGTACCTTTTTCGAAACGATTAGATTATATCCGACTAGAAAAGGAATTGGAAAACCGCAAAGACGAAAGCGGAGAATTGATCAAGCCGACAGAGTCGGACTACATGGAACTACAAGCAGAGTTTGTCGCTAGCTTATTTAACGATAAGAAAGTCAATAAGAAAGCGATTCTGGAAGGATTGGATACGCAAGACCTTGACGTGATTTATGATATTGTCCGTTATCGTGTTCTTGGTTTTTCAAAGGAAGAGGACGAAGCGTTAAAAAAAGCTCTGGCAGCGGAAATGTCAGCTGGTCAGAATTCTACGACTTAGAAATTAGCTTTGTTCGTGATGTAATTTCCGCTATGCCGTCCATGACAATCAAAAATCTAATGGACACTGAGTGTTTGGACGTAGACGAGATTCTGCTGAGTTCAGAATCAAAAAAGAAAAAAACGAAAAAACGAAAAGAGATACGTCCGATGAGCGAATTGATCAAAAATATGAGAGGAGGTAACTAATTTGAGCGGTGCTGCTACACCATTAGGTAATATGGTCATTAAGCTAGGACTTGACGATGCGGACTTTGGACGTGGAGTCCAGAATGCAAAGAAACAAGTCACCTATCTTGCAAAAGAAATGCAAGCAAACATGAAGATCGCTGATATGGCTGGAAATCAGCTAGGGAAACTAGGGACTCGTTACGATGGTTTGACGAAAATAATTGGCGCACAAGAAAAACAAGTTGCCTCACTCAAGAAAGCTTATGATGAGTCTTTTGTCGATGGGAAAGCCACCGATTCCACAAAGCGGTTAGCAGCCCAATTGCAAGATGCAAATGGAAAACTAGCTAACTATAAACAGCAATTGATTAATACTGCCGGGCAGATGGCTGAACTACAAGTGCGAACTACTGGTGTCACTGGTCAAATAGCCAAAGTTAGTGCTGAAATGGTCAAGCATGGTGATCGTATGCAGTCGGTTGGATCAGCAATGACTAAAGGATTGACTGTACCGATTGCAGGATTGGCAACGGTGGTAACAAAAGCAGCTATTGATTGGGAATCCGCATTTGCTGGTGTAAAGAAAACAACCGATGAGGTTGTGGATTCTAACGGTAAGGTTGTTTACAGTTATGACGATTTAGAATCTAGTTTACGCAGTATGGCAAATGAATTACCAGCAACACATACTGAGATTGCAAATGTTGCTGAAGCAGCAGGGCAATTGGGGATTCAAACAGAAAATGTTTCGGCATTTACTAAAGTAATGATCGATTTAGGTGAGTCAACAAACATGAGTGCTGAAACAGCTGCTACTGAGTTGGCTCGTTTTGCAAATATTACTCAAATGTCACAGGACAAGTTCTCTAATTTAGGATCTGCATTAGTAGATTTGGGTAATAACTTTGCTACAACTGAATCAGAGATATCTGCAATGGCATTACGTTTAGCTGGTGCTGGAGCACAGATTGGGATGTCAGAAGGTGACATCTTAGGCTTTGCGGCAGCCTTGAGTTCCGTTGGTGTTGAAGCAGAAGCAGGTGGATCCGCTTTTTCTAAAGTAATGGTTCAAATGCAGTTAGCTGTAGAAAAAGGATCCGGAGCTTTTGAAGAGCTAAAAGGTCACGCTGAGGACCAAGGTGTTTCATGGGAACGTCTAGTTTCTGCTGTTCGTAATGGTGGCAAAGAATTAACTGGTGTTTCTAAAGAGATGGGCTTCACATCGTCTGAATTGAAGAAGATGTACAAAGAAGCTGATAAATCCAAAACTTCATTGGAACAATTTGCTGATGTTGCTGGGTTAACAAGTGAGCAGTTTTCGAAGATGTTCAAAGATGATCCCAGCACGGCAATCATGAAATTTGTTGAGGGACTTGGTAAGGCTGAAAAAAATGGTACTTCTGCTATCAAAGTCTTAGACGACATGGATATTAAAGAAGTGCGACTTCGTGACAGTCTATTACGTGCGGCGAATGCTTCTGATGTTTTCTCTGGCGCAGTCGAAATGGGTAACAAAGCGTTTGGCAAAAATAACGCTCTTGCTGAAGAAGCAGGTAAAAGATATGAAACAACCGAATCTAAATTGAAAATGCTGAGAAATGAAGCAACCAATGCTGCAATTGATTTAGGTGGACCTTTTGTTGACGCATTGCGTGACGGTTTAGAATCATCTAAACCGCTAATCAAAGGCCTAGGAGATTTGGCTAAGAAATTTAGCGATATGGATCCTAAAGCTCAGCGAACTATTATCAAATGGATAGGCTTAACAGCTGCCGCTGGTCCGTTGCTATCAATTACAGGTAAAGTTACATCTGGAATTGGCAAGCTCGGTGGCTCTTTTGTTGATCTTTCAGCAAAAATGGCTAAGAAAAAGGCCATTGCAGAATTTACAAAACAGTTTGCTGACGGCGCAGTAGATGTGGATACTTTATCAGTTGCGTTAGGCGGAGGAGCTTCTAAGTTCAAGTTATTCGGTGGTGCTGCTGCAACTGCTAGTGGAACAGGCGGTTTAGGTGCAATGACAGCTGCTTTAGGACCTTTGGGACCAGCAATACTTGGCATTGTCGGTGTAGGTGGAGCGTTGGCTGTAGGCTATGGTGCATGGAAGTTGTTTGGGGAAGAGGCTTGGAATTCTAGTCAACGTGTGAAACGTTGGGGATCAGATGTGGGTTCAGCCACAGACGAAACATTAACAAAAATCCAAACGAACACACAAAAAGCATCCGGACAATTTGGTTTAATGGCTGACGGGTTTTCTACAGATTCTGAAGCGATGGTTTCAAACTTTGAAAAGATTGGTCAAACGATTGAAGATAGTTTGGTTAAGAAAATAACTGGGCTGGACAGTCTTTTAAAAGAGTTGCCAGAAAGCGTTAGTGATTCTTTAAAGCAGATGGTCACAGATGAAAAAGAAAGTGCTGAGGGCGCTCTTAAGACGGTTCAAGAGAATACTGAAAGAATCACCGAGATTAAGAAGAATGCTTCAAAAAATAATCGAGAAATAAGTGCCAGTGAAGCCAAAATCATTCGTGATCTCGCAAAAAATACGACACAAGCTTATGTCGAAACACTTGATGTTTCAGCGAAAGAAAAACAAAAAATTCTTTCTGCCATGACTGGTGATGTAGCAAATGCGACTGAGGAAGAAGCGAAATTATGGTTACAGTCACTCGGTAAGCAAAGACAAGCCGCGCAACAAAATGCAAAAGCTAGTCGCGAAGAAAAAGAGAAGTATTTAGAAGAGCTTGGTTATAATCTTGACGGAGAGTTTGCTCAAAAGTACCTGAAAGCTTGGGATGAGATAAACGCCACTACAACACAAGGTTTTGACCAGCAAATGGCAACTATATTAGAGAAATATCCTGAATTACAAAATGAAGTAGCTCTTGCAAATGGGCAATTGATTAATGGTACAGACAATGCGGCACAAGCATTAATTGAAAGCAATAAACGTATTGTTGAGAACGCAAGAACATTATCATCTGAATTGGCAAAGAATGCTGAGGCAAATGCTGAGAAGATGGCTTGGACTGCTTCTGAAGTAAGTGCATCAGGCAAGAAAGCAGCACAGACATGGAATGACTTAGTCTTTGATGAAAAAACAAGTGAATTAAAATCCAATGTTCGTGAAACAGTCATTGAAGCAACCAAGGATTCAAAAACATGGAATGATTTAAAATTAGTTGTTCACGATGCAGATTTGGATTCAAATGCTAAAAAAGTAATTGGGGAAGCTGCGATTGTCAATGGATACTGGGATGGGATGGCTTGGGAAGATAAACAAGCTATTTTGGAAGATGAATTTAGCCAAACAATGTATAAGGCATTGGATGATTCAGGTAAATGGAATGAGTTAAGCATTGATGCCAAAACCGCGTTGTTATATTCAAATACTCCAGAAACAATGGCTGAAACTATGTTGAATTTAGGGTTGTGGGATGATTATCAACCTGAGATAAAGGATTTAGATGCTAAGAACTATAAATTTCTTACTACTCTGAGCGAGTCAGAAGACAAGTTGAAAAATTGGAATGACTTACCAGACGAAACAAAAGAGCTATATGCTGATAACTACGATTTCTTGACTAAGATTTATGAATCCGAAGATTCGTTTAATCGATGGAATCAACTACCGAACAGCGATAAAAAGTTGTTAGCTGATAATACTGATTTTCTCAATAAGATACTTACCTCTGAATCAAGTTGGAACCAATGGACGGCGCTACCTGAAGCGGAAAAGAAAATTTTAGCAGACAATTCCGACTTAATGACAAAAGTATTTTCTTCTCAAGAATCATATAGTGCGTGGTCAGCGTTGCCGGACAACGTAAAACATATGCTTGGGGATAATGTTGACTTAAAAGCAAAAATTGAGGATGGTACATTATCGCTGGCTGATTACCAAAAAATTGAACCGAAACTTAAACAATTACTTGGTGATGCAAGTGGAGTAAATAGTGCTTCTGCTAGTGGTCAAAACTCTTTAAATATGTTTAATAGAAATAACCCAGCCATGAAAAAATTATTGGGGAATTCATCTAGTGTTAGCAGCGCAACCAAAACAGGTGGAAGTGCGTTGAATATCTATTCGCGAAATAATCCAGCACGAAAATATTTAAAGGCAACGGATAATGCGAGTGGTCCCGCTTCACGAGCGACAGAGGGTGTTCGAGCTTTTAGGCAACAAAGAGACCATACCGTCACATTGACAAGTATTGTTAAAAATGTGACACAATGGATCACTGAAAAGATCTCTGGACATGCCACAGGAACAAATTTCCACAAAGGTGGACACATGATGGTCAATGACCAAAAAGGTCCGCTCTACAAAGAACTAATTGTTGAACCAGACGGCAATGCGTATATTCCAGAAGGTCGGAATGTCATTATTCCTAATGCGAAAAGAGGAACAAAAGTATACACCGCAAGACAAACAAAACAAATGATTCCACAGTATAAAAATGGTGTTGGAGTTCCTAGAGATGCTACATTGATTCGCAATTTGCAGTCTGTTCGCAATAGTGAAAGCACACAAACAATTACTGTTGATAATAGCGATTTAGTGCAATTGATGCGTCAAATGTTGAACGCAATCAGTCGTTTGACGCCAGAAATAAATGTGTATCCACAAAACTGGGATACTAAAAATGATATTCGGCGAACTGCGCAAGAATTGGCTTTATTAACTCAAATCGAAGGGAGAGGAGCATTAGAATGACCTATGGATATTTTGAAATTGACAATCAGAAGTCAAGTGATTTTGATTTGTATATCGATACAGAAATCTCTTTTGCCTCTCCTGAGGTCAAAGGTGAATTTGTCGAAGTAAGTGGCCAAGATGGTGAGCCGTTTTTGACAGATGGTAAGCTGAAAAATGTGCCGAAAAGTTTTCCGGCATACTTGATGCCTACGGAAGTATCTCAGCAGCAACGAGCAACAGATATATCTAATTGGCTTAAAAATAATGTGGGGTGGAAAGAGCTATTCTTTAGCGGAGACAAGGAATATATTTATCAAGCAATTTATACAGCTGAATATGAGGTAGAAGCGAATATTGTTGGATATGGGAAAACTATACTAACGTTTAACGTTAAGCCATACAAATTCCTCAAAACAGGACTAACTGAAGAAGTCTTGGCAACATCGATTACTAACCCTACTAATCGGATTTCACGACCTAAAATCACAATCAAAGGGACCGGCAATATTACGTTACAAATTGGCAAATCAACATACAATCTAAAGGATGTCGATAGCGGAGTGGTTATTGATGTATTGTACGATCAAGTGAAGTCTCTTGATGGTACTCGTCCACAGTGGAACAAGATCACTACTTATCCTTTGCCGGGGATCAATCCTGGCCTTAATAATGTGCTGACTACTGGATCAGTAACTGAGATGAAAATTGTTCCTCGCTGGGAGGTGATTGTGTGACCTATCCAATTTTGTATGAGGCAAACGAAATAGATTTTTTTAGTTTGGGTTTAGGTCCAATCAAAACAGCAACAGAAGCTTTTGTCACAGAAGAAAGAAATGGTACCTTTATTTTTGAAGCTAAAGTGTTAGTTGATGATGAAATCTATCCGTTGTTGCAAGAGAATCGAATTATCAAAGCTGACTCAAGTCCAACGCTAACTGATCAACGGTTCAGAATCAAACGGATTGTACCAAATCATGACGGACAAGCTAAAATCTACGCAGAACACGTTAGCTACTTGAGTCAAGAATTACCAATGAAGCCAGAAGTATTTATCAGTGGAAACGCAAGTGCAGCTTTAAATGCTTGGAAGTTAGCAATTTTAGACAACAATCCATTTATTGTGGACTCGGATATTGATACAAGCAACAAAACGAATTGGCGAATCGACAAAGTGGAAAATCCTCGACAAGCATTAGGTGGCGTGGAAGGTTCTATCTTAGATGTTTGGGGCGGTGAATATCGTTTTGACAACTATCACATTAGTTTGTTAAAGAAGCGTGGAACTACCGCCAACACTATTCTAGCATACGGTCGTAATATTACGGATTTTGAACAGGAACGTAATATCATGACGACTTATACAACAATTTATCCGTATGCTATTTATACGGATGACGATGAAAATGAACAAATAGTTACTATTGATGGATATGTAGTTGATTGCGAGAATATTAATGAATACCCAAACCGTAATGTGTTGCCAGTTGATTTTAGTAATAAATTTGAACATGATGAAGTTCCAACCAAGGTAAAACTAAAACAATTGGCTCAGGATTATATCAAAGATAATGATATTGGTATTCCAAAGACATCAATTAAGGTGTCTTTTTTGGATTTGGCACAGACCGCTGATTATGCTGATATTGCTACATTGGAGACTGTCGAGCTATGCGATGATGTTCGAGTATATTATGAAAAGTTAGGTGTAGACACGACTGCTAAAGTGATCAAAACAAAGTGGAATGTGTTGCGTGATGCCTATGATGAAATAGAAATCGGTGAAAAACGTACTACTTTATCATCGATCATAAATGACACTCAAACATCGATCAAAGAAATAGGAAATCAAATGGATTCAGCAATTACTGCTGCGAATGGAAAGAACATGATTTTCCATGGTCTCTTTGGTAAAAATGGTGAAGGAGAACCAACAGCAACACGTGTCGGGGATATGTGGTACAAACCAAGTGGTGAGGATATTGAATTTTATATTTGGGATGGAACTGTTTGGACATTCATTATGTCTACAGCGAAGTTTGATGAAATCGCTAATAAAGTGAGTGAGGTAGAAAGTGATACAAAACGAGCTGTTGAGAAAGCAAATAATATTCAAATCAATGTTAACCATCTTGTCTCTGATATTTCTGCGATGAATCGGGATATCAGTACAATCAGTTTTAAAGCAAGTGAAGCATATAGTAAGGTACGATCCGTAGAGGGCAAGACTGTTTCAATAGAAAAGTCAGTTGATGGTTTAAAAGGAAGGATCACGACAGTTGAGACTACATCAACAAGTACAACAAAGAAACTCAACGAGTTAGAAATCACAGTAGATGGGCAAAAGCAGACTCTTGCTACTATGCAAACGACAGCTAATAGTGCGTTAAGTAAAGCTAACGTTCTACAAACAACAGTTGATGGTGTAACCCAGACTTTGGCAAGTGTCGAACAATGGCAAAACAATTTTCAAGTTGGTGGTAGAAACTGGGTTAGTGAATCTGAATCTCCAAAATTTAGACCATATCAAGGTGCTTCAATTACTCATTCAATAGTTCAAGTTCCTGAATGGAATGCAAAAAATGCAGTTAGGCATGTTGTTACGGGCGGTACTGGTACAATTTGTGGTACTCTTCCCGGAAATATTATTACTTATGTTAAAAACAATACGAGCTATGTTCACTCTATATATGTTAAGAACAATGGAGACAAACGTATTAGGTTTAGTAATAATTTAGGTAAGACTGATTATGTTGAACCAGGTCAATCTAAACGTATTTCACTGGTAGCTAAACACCTTGAGAATTTAGCAGCAATGCAATTTGTACTATATCGATCCACGAATGCTGACAGCCTGGATTTTACCGTGTGGCGTGCTCAGATTGAAGAAGGAAATCAGTTGACTGACTGGTCTCCAGCACCTGAGGATAAGGCTCAAACAACAAAAGTTAACGAGATTGAAACAACAGTAGACGGCGTCAAAACTACAGTAACTTCTGTAAAAACGACTGCAGACTCAGCTCTCTCAAAAGCTACTCAAACTGAAACAACAGTGAGCGGCTTAAAGACAACTATTTCAAGTGTTCAGACTACAGCAAACTCAGCACTGACAAAAGCTACGCAGCTTGAAACTACTGCCAATGTTATTAGACAGACAGTTACAGAAATTCAAGGAAATATTACGGATATTACAAACAAATTTCCTAATCCAAACTTCAAAAAACAAGAGCCAAAGCCAGCTGTTGAAGGAACAGGAATTCACATAGTTTATGATAGTCAAGGAATGACTATTAATAATAACGGAGGAGCAACAAGAAACAGAGCTTACTGGGGATCACCACCACTTTCCTTAGAAATTGGGAAAACGTACAATATTAAAATGTATGTAAATGTGGGGGTTAACTCTGGGAGGAAACCCATAGAGGTAGGAACGAGTGATGGAGAAAATTTTACGTTCTCTCTTCCTAATACTAATCCTGGATGGATATATGGAACAATTAAATTGACAAGATGGACTGGCTTGTCATTTTGGCTGCCACCAGCAACTACGATTAAGATTCGTCAGTTATATATTTATGAGGCAAATACAAATATTACTTCATCACAGATTACCCAACTATCAGATACAATTAATTTAAAAGTTTCTAAAAATGATGTTGTTAATCAAATCAATATATCTAATGAATCAATATTGATTGCTGGTAATAAGATTCACATTACAGGTCAGACATCAATTGATAATGGAGTGATCAAAACCGCTCAAATTGCGGATCTTTCAGTATCGACAGCTAAAATTGCGAACGCAGCAATTACTGATGCAAAAATTGCGTTTGTCGATGCTGCAAAAATTACAACGGGCTATCTTTCTGCACAACGGATTCAAGCTCGATCAATTACTGCAGATAAATTAGCAGTCAATGCGATTCAAGTTGGTTTTAATAATTATAGCCAGAATTTAAAGATAGATCCTTACACCCTAAGTTTCTTCAATAAAAATCAATTAAGTGGGAAGTTAACCAGTGAAGGAATGGAATTTTGGCATGGAACAAGAAAAATAGGAAGAATAGGTGAAAATTCAAAAATAGGAAATGAAACTATCCGTGGGATTGCAATGAACTTAGATCACGAGGGGGATTATATCTCATGGTCTTATCGAAAAGCTCAAAATGATAGTGCATTTACTTCTATGTTAATGCTTGATCCTCGTGGAAAATTTTCAGGAAAAGCAGGAATTCATATGGATGCAGATGTTCATATGATCAAAGTTAAGCCAGGAATTCCTAGTGCAAGAGAGTTTTTACGATTTGGTGTAGTGAATTATAATAATACCTTTTATTCTGCTCTATTAAACGATAGCGGAAAAAGTGGTGTAATGTTTGGTAGTGGTTATTTGTATCTTCTGCATAATAATGTTGTATTACCTGTGGAAGATATAAGAAATATTGTTCGTGCATTAAAAGGATTGGGCACATTACAACTGCCAACTTCTATTCGTACCTCTGGTCAAGGTAGTGGAACGGTAGCGTCTTTTAAAACAGTAAAATTATAAAAGGAGATAGGAGAATGAAAATTACATTGAAGAATAATGAGTTAGTACCAGCAATCAACTTTTTGGAATCTATCGAATTATCTACAAAAGATAGCCGACACCGAACAAAGTTGATAAAACGTATTCGAGAAGCGCTCATAGAACTTTCTGACGAGGAGAAGTCTTTGATGGAAAAATTCAATTTGCTTGATGAAAACGGTCAACTCAAAGATAGCAAAGAACAAGACATAAAAGATGTAGCTATATTTAATAAGGAACAAGCGATATTACTTAATGAAGAAGTTGTGATTGAGGGAGGGCTGTATGCCCGAAATTTTGATGAAATTCCACGCATTTTAGAGGAGTATGATGGAATGATATCTGGAAAAGATGCCGAGATCTACGATCGTTTGTTAGATGAATTTGAAAAGGAAGCTGTTGAATAGATCAGTATTAAAAAAGGAGGAGTTTATTATGGCGTTAAATACTAAAAAATCAATCAGCATTACAGGAGAATCGAAAATTAATGGGCAGCAAGTTATTTACTTGAATGCGGATGTTACAACGGATAGTGCTGGAAATACAAATATTAACCAATCGATTACGGATCAAAATCTATATCGGCAGAATCGTGTGGAATGCCGCAAAGACGTGGATGATTTTCAAGAAAGAGTTTGGGCAATTGAGGATGAATTATTAAATGAAGTGGAGGAGCAGGCGTAAAGCTTGCTCTTTTTAGTTTATGAAAGTAGGTGGCACATGGTAAACGTAGGGGAGTTAGCAACTTGGGCTGGCTGGATTATGACAATTATTGGATTAGTTGCATTTGTCATCAAACCGATAATGTCAAACTTTACAAAAATAACGGAAAATCTAACGAAACTAGGGCACAATCTTGATCTTCTAACAAAAGATTTAGAGTCAAGTAAATCTGATCGAGTAGCAATACATGATGAATTAAAGAAGCATGATGAACGACTAGACAGACACAACGAACGACTAATTGAACATGGCGAACAATTAAAATCTTTATGGAAAGAAAGAAGGAAGTAAAAATGGATTTGAATTTCTTGCAAGAGTATTTAGTACCAGTGATCGTAGTAGCGTGTTTGGTAGTGGGGTATTTGATCAAATCAACGCCGGTATTTGCAGCAGTGGCCAATAACTACATTCCATTGATTGTTATCGTCTTAGGAGCGATCCTAGGAGCAATCATTAACGGGCTGACAGTTGAAGCCATTGTTTACGGTGCGGTGAGCGGGATTGCATCCACAGGGATGCACCAATTATTTGTACAACTTTTAAATTTAAGTAGTGATGATCAGAAACCCGATTATGGCGATGGACAGGAGTTTACAGAACGGAGAGATGAAAAGTGAGTGGAAGTATCAGAAAATTTATCGAACGCATGAACTATTGGTGCCAAACAGTTAGCCTTGGCTACGACCAAAGCAATCGGCAAGATTTCCGAGATGGTGGAGAAACGGATTGTTCTGCATTAGTGATTCATGCGTTGAAAGAAGCAGGCTTTGACACTGGATCAGCTACATATACCGGCAATATGCGCTCTAATTTGACAAAACGTGGCTGGAAAGTTGTAGCAAACAATGGTCGACCTCAAGCAGGAGATATCTTGTTAAATGATGTGCACCATGTGGCTGTGTATATCGGCGGTGGGAAATTGGCGCAAGCATCGATTGATGAGAGAGGTCGAATCACAGGTGGTCGTGGTGGAGATCAGACAGGATGGGAAACCAATGTCCGCTCCTATTACAACTATCCGTGGAATTGTTATTTGCGGTATGTTGGCACACAAACAAGTACCAAACCGACTTCAAACGGTTGGATTGCGGAAAAGGGACACTTTAAACTGAATACTGCGATCAAGCTTCGAAAGGGACCATCAACGAAAAATGGAGAAATTGCGACGATAAGCGCTGGTTCTGTGATCATTTACGATGCGTATAAAATTGATCTCAATGGTTACGTGTGGATTCGTCAAAAACGTGGAAATGGTTATGGCTATATGGCGACTGGAAGAAGTAAAAACGGAAGACGTATTGACTGTTGGGGAAGATTTTA